GGCTTAGTCCTAGGAAACGCTTCATAGCAAAACGTTTACTCATGTAAGGTACTTCTTGCAGTGATGCAAATGTGTTTACACGAGCATTATCCATTTCACTTTGTCTATATGCGGCAAAGTTTTGTGGTGGATTCATGCGTAAGTCAAACAGATTATTGTCAATGTTTACACCTTTAGCATTCATATACATCTTAAACTCTCTATCAAAGATGTATGCAACTAAATTTTGTAGTCTTACACAGTATTTGTTGAATCTTAATTCTTGAATATAAGCAGTGCCTACCCTACCATCGTTGTACTGTGCGGCAGAATCATCTGCGCCGGTAGGTAAGTAAGAACTTGGAATACGTAAACCACGGAATAACTTGTTAGTAAAGTACTTGAGGTCATCAATTTCACCCAAGTTAGTACCGCCAGGTAGTGTTTCTACCTTAGAACCACGTCCTTCTGCTGTTTGCGGGAAGAAGTAGTCCTCATTAATTGATAGTGGGTTAAAACTAGCGTCAATAACGTTAGTACCACCGCCTGTTGCTGAAGGAATTCTGCGTTGATGAATCTCGTTTTTGATTCTTTCAACAAATCCCATAGCAAGGTGAGTAGGCATATTACCTACGTCGATGTAAAATACTCGTCTTTCCGGTGCACGTTGCACACGGTAGATAATAATTGCATCTTCAAGTAATTCTTTCTGCTTATAAACCTTGAAAACACTTTCTAATAAACTGTTACCAAACGGAAAGTTTCTATCTAGTCCTTCACTTAGTGAAAGATGAACAACATGTTCTGCTTCAATAGCCGCTTGATTCTGCTGTTTTTCAAATCTAGTACCAACCTGTTGTGGTGTAGTACCAACAAATCCTCTTCCCATAGCACCACCGGTAGTTGTGTAATCAATCTGTCCTGTGCTTGCGTTTGGATTCTTTTGTGAAACTGTTAAATTCTGAAAGTTAACGTTGATGTCGCTAATAACATACTGTTCAGGTTGTTTGCCTTCGCTTTCATTAACAATTACCTTGTTAACTTTCGCCGGATCAATGTGAAATAGTTTAAATGTTTCAGGATCTCTAATAAAAAATGCATCACCATACTTGAATACATTACGCATTACTCTAAAAATTCGTCTATCAAACTGATTTAAATCAACCCACTGTTGCAAATACTGTTTTAGAATTTTAGTTTCAGTACCTGTTGCTTGTTGCTTAAAGAAAAGTTGGAAAGGTGTTTTGTTTTCTGTATTTTCCTGTGTGCAAAATTCTGCTAGAATATCAAGTGCGGCATTTACTTCACTGTCTGTATCCATTGTTTCATATTGACCATAACGTTCAATACGATTTGGATGCCCTGAATAAACATCTGGAAGGAAACTAGAATAGTTGGTCCTTGCAGGTCCGGCCTGTCCTGAACCAGAGATTGGACTGGTTTGTCCTGAATTATCTACCGGTTTGTATTCTTGAAAATATTTTTTCCAACTCATTTATTTTTCCTATGCCGTTCCATAATGTTCAACTGCACTAATTAATTGTCTAGTCAAACCTTTTTGATCTTCTGTCTTCCTTGCAAGCATATTTAATGCTTCTAATAATTTTACACTCGTTTCGCGGTTGCTGTCAACTATTTTATTTGCCATTCCTTCAATACCACCTGATCCTGTGCGTAATAATTCGTTAATCGCTCTGCTTTCTGCTTGGGTATGCACAGTTTCACCAGGTCTTAGGCGAGCAAAAGTGCCTCTTGGTTCAATTATACGTCCTGTCATTCCGTATGAACCACCATGCCTTAATTCTGGATAGGTGTTGATTAAGTTTTCAATACCTTGGGAAGTAAGAAGACTATAGTCTGGATTAAATCCGCTACGAGCCGCCATAAAGTCACCATATTTTCTTGCATCGGCTTCAAATTGATTATAGTTTGAATATTCAGGAAGACCTGCTTCTTTTCGCATCGCATTTAATTCACTTAAATCAACTCGGCCGTACTGTAACCCCATTCCAGAAGTCCAGTTGCCGCCGGCCGCTCTAAATGTAGGACCAAACTCTCGATCTATAAATTCATTAAGTTTAGATCTTAAATTTTGTCCTGAGGTTGTCTCTGGACTATATTCTCTTGATGTTGCATTTTGCATTTCGGTTATCAGTTGTCTGGCCGCTTCCCTTGTAGGACTAAATGCGGTTTCATCGTCTACTATTTGTTGTAAACCTTCTCTATTAAGTGATCCTTCATTTACTCGTGCTTGAAGTTTTTCTTTTTCTCTTACTTCCATAGCATCGTTTGATATGAAATAGCCTAACCATGTATCGTTAATTCTAAGCATCATTTCGTGGAATCCAGTTGCAAGTGCGTCAAATATTTTATCTAAATTCTTTTGTCTACCCTCTTCTGTGGCAAAGTCTCCAATAAATTGAGCAATAGCAGGACCTGCGTTTCTTACACCTTGAGTGAACGTTTGTAAAGCATTTTGAAAACGAACATCATAGAGCAAATCTTCAATGAGTATACCAAATGCATCTCTCAATTCTTGTATTGTTATTTCAAGTTGTGCAAACAAACTGTTTAGTGGCGATCTTCGTCCTAATCTTGATTCGATATCAGATATGCTTCCTGCAAACATATTGATACCACCTATCAATGCTCCGCCTGCTCCGCCGAATTGATCACCATACATATCAAGCACAGCAAAATATTTAGAGTTAGCATCAGCAAATCCTCTGTTTGCGTTTGCAAACTGATTCATTTGACCATACATCATGGTGTTAAATTGTTCTAAAGTACCCGAAAAGCCAAGAGCAGAACTGTTTAGTCCTCTTAACAAGCCACCAAAATCTCTGTTTAAAGATAGCATGTTTGCCGCACCTTCTGTTACAGGAGCAACACCCATAATTGCGGCCATTGCGGCTTCTCTACCAGCATCACCAAATCCTGCTTGAACAGTGTTTAGGATTGCTCTCATTCTGTTTTGTGTTTCACCGTCCATCTTAGAAATAAAGTTTTCAAATGCACGATTCATGTTTGCTTTGTCAACACCTTCTTGTAGTTGATCTGCCTGAATACCTGTTAGTTCAGAAAGTCTACGTAAACCTTTTGCATAATCATCACTCATGTTGATGATTTCTTGTTGTGTAATAGTTCCTCGTTGTAAGGCCAGTGCATTTTGAGAAAAGAACTTCATGAAGTTTTCATTTTGTTCTTCAAAAGTCATACCAAAGGCAAGCAGTATGTCTTTGTTTTGTGCAAAGGCTACTGAAGCCGCATCAATTGCAAGTGTAGCACCTCGTGTGCCTGTACCTAAACGTGCAAGAGATTCACTGTTGCTTGCAAGATTACCTGCAACATCACTTAGACTAACACCAAACCTTGCTCCCAAACGAGTCATGCTTTCTAATCTATCACCAAATGCGATACCACTAGTTGTTAACTGTTGGAACGTGGTATAGTTTTTGTGTAACATATCTGTTACTGCATGGACTGCACTACCTAGATCGCCTAAAACACCAGGTAGATTGGATAGAGATTTTGTAAAGTCTGTTATTTTTGGTTGTGCTTGCACAAACCCTGTTGTAAGATTAACTGCACTTGCACCCACGCTTACCATTTTAGTAAGAGCAAAAGTTGCTAAACCTAGGCCTTTTCCAAAAGCACCAACAGCAATATTAGCAATATTAATTGTTTTGCCTAGTTTGGTGGCATTGCTTACAAGACCTCCAACACCGCCACCGCCACCGCCACCGGTTCCTCCGGTTGTCATGGTGCCGTTTAGTTGACGTATTTCTGCTAGGATTTTTTCCATCACGGCTTGATCGGCCGCGTTATCCAATCTTACTTCTGCATCACCTATTTGTCCAGTTACTGCCATGATCTAAAAATCCCCATTATATACGTATATAAATACTTTTGCTAAATTATAGCATAACGTTATTTATAGAGGATAGCAACCATGGAAAATCAAAGCGTTTTAAGCAAGTATAAACGTCAACCAAAAATTTACTTGACCCTGCCCAGCGGCGGCAAATTCTACGATCAAAATCCTACCGAAAAGTCCGGATCAGGCGAATTACCAATTTATTCAA